AAATGCTCTACCATCGTAAGTTAAATAGTACTTACCCACATAAGGTTGACCATTTAAAGTAAACTCACTACCTTTAGTGCTTTGATTAGCTATAGTTTTAAATGATGGATAGTATCTTAACATATTATGATAAATATAAAGCTGCTTCTTCTTTTCTTCTTTGAACTAAAACAGGATACACTCTACCACTTTGCGCTCCTGTTACAGGACCATTAATTATAGCATTTGCCACTATTTGACTTGAGGTATTAGATTTTATAGCAGATACTACATCACTTCTTAGACTTCCTGCATTATAGGCATAACTTACTAGAGATGCTTTTTGTCTATCATTTAGCCTATCCCAATTAACCTGTTCTATTTGACTTATTACTTTAGGTGCAAATGTTATTTTAATTTGATAAATTAAGGTTCTTTTTGCATCTTCTCTACTAAATACAGTATCTAGGCCTACTGATCTTATTGTACCATCGATACCCACAATTTTATCTGTTCCGTAACCAGCTCTCAAAGTGCCTTCATCTGGTTTTGCCTTTTCTAAAAAGCCTTCTTTTGAAGATATAAAGTCAAATGCAATATTTTCCCAAGATTGATTTATATTTAAATCAGCTAAAGATACAGATCCAAGAACTACAGATTGTCGTTCATTATTAAGATTTACTCCAAATTGATTTACAGCACTATTAGGCCTACTTGCAGTTACGTTAAAGACTGTTTTGTCTTTTAAATATATCATATTGGCACGGACCGTAGTATTCCAAGTGTTATTTTCAATGCTATGATTTAAACCTACCATTGCGAATCCTACATTATTATCATAGTCACCAGTTCTTCTTAGATCGTAGGAATAAGGAAGTAGTTCGTCTGCTACAGTAAATGATTGGCCCATGCCTAAACCAGAAATACCATCAGTTGAAAAGTTTAGGCTTACTGGTATCATTGCTGCCGCTCTTGTAGGCTTTTCATTATTTTTTACCTTAGACATTTTCTCTATATAGTAGTTAGTCGCATCAGACACATTTGTTTCTGAGGGATTAATCGTAGTATAAAAGTCTTTTACAGTCTGATTAAAATGTCTAGCTGATATTTTAAGAGTCTCTAGCTCTTTTGAAGCTTGACTTTTACTTCCCGATAGTTCTAGCTTGTCTGTTATATATCTGTCTTGGAAATTAGTATTAGCATAACCAATACTATCTCCATTATTTGATAGAGTAGCTTTATTTTCTATTGTAGAGTTAGAAGATATGGCTATCATATTAGCTAACTTACTACTAATATCAGTTTTAATCTCTAATGATTTAGCGATAGAGTATTTACCTATCAAAGGTATTTCAGTTCTATTAGTAGTATTAGGACTGTCAGGCTTATCGTTTTTAGTCCACTGAATTTCATTAGCTATAGACGGTATAAACTGATCGTCTACTATCTGGAAGGTATTAGCTTGATCATTATATGAAAGCCTAAATGAGTTAAAGTCGCCTAAATATTTGTTTATATCAAAAAGGATTTGCTCTATAAATGGCTTTAGATATACATTATTACTACCATCTTTATAACTATTATCTTTAACTAAGTCTATTAAGTACTCTATATTAAGTAAGATGTTCATTATCTTACCTCTATAAACACTACTATCTACATTAGTATATTTTACAGGTAAAATAGATTTAGACAAAGCATCTTCTTGAGTAGTAAATAGAGGGGCTACTTCAGTACTTCCAGATAAGGCCTTTATACCACCTTTATCTAAAAGACTAGGATCAAATAGTTGCTTATAATCTTCATTCGTTCCTTCAAAAGGTATGAGTACCTTCCAAGGATTAGTACTCAACTGTTTTCCATTACACAAAAAGAAGTTTAGTTGATTGTTAAAATCAACATAGACTAAAGGAGTTTGAAAAGTGCTGCCCTTTTTAGTGTCATAGATAGTGCAACAGTGGTTTAGTATCATTAATAGTAAACCAAACGGAATATAAACTGGGTGGTTTACATCAGTACCTTTAGTTATCTCTTGATTTATCTCATAAGGTACAGCGTAAGCATTAAGCGTCTCCTTAAAGTTGTTCTTAGTTATTATGCCGATCTCTTCTTTATAGCCTAATAAACTAGTAGCAAATCCGTACTTACAGTTTATCTTAAACCTTTCCTCCTCAGATGAATCATAGTTTGCATCATTTATACTATTAGAATCAGATGCTAGATCTTTTATAAAAGAAGACATTAGTCCTGTAGAAAATATCTGTTCTAAGAATTTAGTCTCTTCATATAGTTTTAAATTATAAACCTTTCTTCCGATATCTAAACCAGATTTATTAATAGCATCAGTTAAAGACCTTACTTGAATAGTCCTAAGAATTAACTCTAATGATGACTGAGATGTTACTGCTTGTTTAGTCTGAGTAGGATCCGTACTTTGGCCTGGATTAGTTTGTTGTGATTCAGGTGATTTATTCTGATCTGTGGGATTATCTACTCTTAGTATATCATTAGGACTATTTGATGTTATAGATTGTATTAATGTACTATCATTAAATGAAATAGTTACTTCTAAATGCAAATCTAGATTAGCAAATGATTCTGTTTCTGCATAATCAGATACAAGAGCTCCTGTAGAAGTCCTAGCTCCGGTTGCTTGTTCAGGATAGTTAGTTATTTTAATTTTCTGAGATAAATTAGTAGGGTAGTTATACTGAACAGAAAAATACCAGTAGTTAGGATTTGTATCTAAGTTATTATCTACTACTTTGCTTACTAAGAAAACATCACTGTTATTAGGTTTTTCTAACTTTCTAAATGATCGATTATTTATTTGGTATGTCGTATTTGTATTAACAATCGTGCCTCCGTTAATACTATCGAGTCTAGTTATTTCATTTAATACTTCATAGACTGTTTTATCAGATGCTAGAGCCCATACTTTTCCATTCTTATCTTTTAATTCTCTATTGATTGCGACATTAAAAAAATACGCATCTTTAGTTAGATCTTTACTAACACTAGGACTTGTATATGTTAATGCAAATCTAATATAGCTAGTAGAAGATGATCCTATTACTTTTGATTCATTTGAAATTAATAGTTCACTAGATACAATATTTACATTATTATATAACTTTTGTAAGTTTTGACTCTCTAATAATTTGTTAAGAGCCTCTACATTAGACTGAGTTTTATTCTTATCGTTTCTATCTTTTAATACTCTATTTTTTAAATACGATAAGTTGATGTCTACATTAGTATAACTATTGTTATTTGAAATAATTACGTTTCCCCTATTTGCATTTCTACCTAAGATATATGTTTCATTCTCAGATATATAATAGTCTAGATTATAAAAGTCTTTATTTTCTAACTTGTATAAATTTAAGGTATCAGTAGATCCTCTTGAAATAGCTTTACCAAAATCTGATGGTATAACTACATAGTCTGTATTAACGTACTTAAATGATTGTAGCCACTTTCTGAAGTCTTTTTTTGCTTCCTCACTAATTGGATTAGTAGAATCAAATGCTATTGTATTAAATACAGCTCTACCATCTTCATTTCTGGTTAGATTCTCGTAATAGTCTTTTAGATAGCCTACAGAAATAGGTTGTAATAAGTCATTTAATTTGGCTTGTTTTTCAAGCTCGTTAAGAATATTCTCTTGACTAAATTGTTGAGTAGCTACTACATTTCTAGCAGCTTCAGCATCTAGTCTAGCCTTTTCTATTCTTGCTAGTGTATTATTATACTTAGTTATCTCTTCTTGAAGTAGATCAGGTAGGTTTGGAGCGCTGTTTATTTTTATTGAGTCTCCTAAAACACCTAGACTCATAAGTCTCAAAGTACAATCGTAGCCTCCATCTTGGGTATAAGTAAAGTTAAAATTAGTTACTATACCAAGCATAGCATCATAATTGCCTTCTGTTGATCTTGAGTTTTGGGCAATTTTTCTGAATATCTGTTCTTTATTGAGCTTACTTTCAAATGGATCTATACTATATAACTCTGTAGATTGTATTTTAGTTGGATCTAGTTTTTGATTGTTCTCAAAATTAGGATAGAAATAGGTGTGGCCCCATTCTAAAAACATTGTAAAACCGAGCTTAAAATATAAAGCATCGATAATATCTAACTGGTTTTTATCCCAGCATTTAAAATTAATAGTAGCCGCTCTAATAGATCCTAGTCGACCTTGAGTATCTATATTAACTGAGGTAATGCCTGGCATTGGTTTATATCCATAGGCATTAATCTCACTCTCACCTAATGTTCCATAAGCTCCACCTTGTCCTATACCAGACCTTAATTGATATGAGTTTTTGTTTAGATATTTTGATGTACCTCCAAAAAGGACGAACTGTTTTGCTAGACTAGTTTGATCTTGAATATCACTTCCAGCTACATTTTTAAAGTATGATAAGTCATTTTGAGCTACTATATCTACTGAAGATACTAATCTTATCCAAGCACTTTTATTTGCTAGATATAAAATGTTATCGTTATCTCTAGAGTCTTTAGAGTTTTGAATTGATCTAGTACCTAGTTGGTTTAAAACCCATTGAGGTATTTTAGTACCGATGATATTAGATATTTTGTTATCCAGTCCTGCCATAACTATCTTGTTGAGTTAACTATTTTATAGTTGTTTATAATAGCTGCTACATCTATAGGTATCCTTAATTGCATACCTGGTTCTACATATAGTGAGTCTCCAGGTAAAGCATTTGCTGATGCTATAACCCACCAGAAACTAGTGTCTCCATAAAAGTCTTGGGCTAATAAGTCTAGCCTATCACCTAGTACTGCTATAACATAATTGTCATCATTAGATAGTGGAATATCTGGATAGATGTTATTAGAGTAAAATTCACTTCCTCTTTGTGAGTTTTTTTTAACTGGTATATTTTGGTATCTATAGTTCATTATTATTGACCTAGTCTAAATTGTGAATTTATAGTTGCGTCTCCTTGTTGAATAGCTAATGTCCTTTTTATAGAATTTAGTCTTTCGTTTAAAAGATCAGTCTCAGCTTGTTTTGCTTCAAATTGTGCATTGATAACTTCGTCACTAGATTCTGCATAAGTTTTATAAGCTGAATTAAGACTTGATAATTTTTTAAACGCAAAAGGATTTATAAAATTATTATCAGGATTATTCGCTATTAATTTAGGCACTAAACCTGATTGCTGCTCTGTATCAGTTAATTCAGTTTCAATAGTTGGAGCTCTTCTAGGAAGTATATCCATAATAGGCTTAAATGATATGGCAACATCTATTACTTGAGGTAATTGGGCTATATCTCCTATTTGACTCTTTTCCAGATTTACTTCCCAAGGACTAGTATTATCTACAGTTATATTAACACTTTCTAAAAAGCCAGGTACTCTATATAGATAGTCTCCTATAGTCATTCTAATTACAGACGACCTCATTATATGTTGTTGTGGACTATAATCAGGATATACTTGACTGACTAGCGCATTTACTTTATTGTATAAAGGCCTGATTTCGTCTCTAGATCCTGCAGCAACCCTGAATGAAAATCCTATAGTCCTATCAAAACCTTGATATGTATAGAAGTTCTCACCTCTGCCCATGTATTTAAATCCATTTAGTGTAGCAGAGTTATTGTCAGTTAAACCAGCTGTTAAAAATGCTCTAAAAAATAAAGCTGTAGAATAATTAGTATTGTCATTAGATACGGCCTCAAATACGAATTTAATAAGATCGTCTGTACTATCTTTATTTAGCTCCCAAGGGGCTGAATCATTCTTAAATATGAATGGATAAAGCAGGTTCATTTTATCTTTGTAAGAACCTGGTGATACATAGAATCTTTTGTCTACTCTTAAAGGAGAGTTCGTCCAACCAAAACCTTGGGTTGTACTTCTAAAGTCTTGTATATTAGTAGTAGCTACTCCATTTGTTATATTATTAATGTTTTGTGACATTAATTCATTATAGACCATTGCATTTCTAGAGCTTAATTTAGTAGTATCAACTGCTCTTTTAATAGTCGTATTACCAACTCCATATGTAGAACCAGGCCCACCCCAATATTGGAATATAAGGTTTTTGTTTAACGATATGCCTAGATTATTAACTAGATTGATGTTCTTAACATTTTGAGTGCTAACAATTTGACTACCGCCTGAAGTCATTTTAAGTTGGGTCAATATTAATAGCCTGTTAGTTTCTGAACTGTCATTTACATTTTGAGCATTAACTATATCATAATAGTTTTTTTGCCAAGGATTAAATGGCATTAAGCCATGCCTAATAGCATGAGCTCCAGTACCAGAAACACCAACTTGTGTTAGAGTATTAGTACCTCTATTATAAACCCTAGTGTTCTCTAATAGGCCTGGAGCTGGCGCTCCTTGTCCTATTCCGTATAGAGTATTACCTGTCTCAATTTTAGGATTAGATAGTTGAAGCCCTATTTGCTTTTGTATAAAAGCAGTGCCTCTAGGAGCGTCTTCAAAAAACTTTTTGATTCTAGACTTGTCTACTTGACTAGACAAAGTAAAGGTTTGCGTCCCTATATTGAAATTAAGATTTCCTCCTCTAATAGGATAGTCTAAGTTACCAGTAGAATTGATCCTAAAAATAGGACTAATTGTACCTGCGCCATTTAATACATCAGGTATAGCAGTTTTAATGTAAGGTAAACCAGAGTATCCACCTCCTGGTTGATCACTTCCATACTTTATGCTTTTTAAATTAGTTTTAAGATCTATTAGTGGCATTTTATCTGTTTATTGTTGTACTTTTCCCATTCTAGTATCTATTTGAGGACCTTTTTCATATCTTGATTTAGCTTGGTTAACTCCATCACTTAATGTAACTGATACATTCATAGCCATTGGTACATTATTAGATGGATTAGCTACCATTCTATTATCTGGTTGTTGAGGAGCTGGTACAGTTGTAGATTTTACTTGTGAATTTGCTGCGTTAGTTCCAACTGAAACTGGCGCATATTCAACTCCAAAGCCTTTTATGTTTTCTGACATTTTAAGAGATCCTGCTCTTACTTTAGCCCCAGTTATTTTAGCTTTATCACTATAATCTGTATCTCCAAATGGAGTAAAAAAGTCAGCTATTTCTCCACCAACTTCTATAATATCTGCTAACATTTCTCCAGCAAATTTTATAAAAGTTGAAATTGTATCTCTTATAGTTCCTATAATACCTTTAATAGTATCAGGATTAGATAACTTATCCATAAAACTTTCTACTTTTTTAAGTATTCCACTACCCTCAATAAATTCTACGATAGATTGTTTTATCTTATCTATTGTTAATGCAAGTTTTTCTTGAGTAGATGCCCTAACTAAATCATTATAAGCTGCTTGTCCACCTGCTTTATTTATAGCCTCTTGTTCTCTACCTGCTTTTCTTAATAGATCTACTTGTTTTAATAGGTCCTCTCTATTTTTAACACCAAATTTAGAATATAACTCTTGTTGTTTGAGCATATCTGCCATTTGGTCTCTAGACATTCCCATTGCTTCTGCCAAAGACTCTTGCTGTATTCTATTCATATTAGAATATCCTGCAGCATCGCCTGTGTACTTTGCAATTTCAGCAGCAGCTCCTGCTAAATCATTATTTAAGAATAGTTCTCTAGCTTTGGTTAAATTAATATCTTTTCCTGTTAATAACTGAGCTTCAAATTCTTTTGATATAGATGATTCAAAATCCAAGAATGAACTTGCCATTCCATCAAGACTCTTAAGCTCTAAACCTAAAGCTTTTGTGCTAACTAATGCTTTTGTTAACTTTTCAGGATACTTTGCAAATTGAAGGCCTAAATATCCTCCAAGGCTTGAAGCCTCTTTTAATATTTGTTGATATTGAAAACTTACGCCTGTTGCTCTTTCTAATCCTTTAACTTGACTAAGTACTGATTGAACTATTTGTTGACTTTGCTGACCAGTTATCTGAGCAGATATAGCAATTTCAGCTCTAGTACTAGCTTCTAAACCTGCTAACTCTTTTAACTGTTGATTAGTTCTTAGTGTCTCTTTACTTAATGTATTAGTAATACCTAGTTGCTCAGTTAATTCTAACTGTGACTCAAGATACTTTTTACCAGTCATGTAAATGTCTCCTGATGCCTGAGAAGCTGCAGCAAATTGTCTATATAGGTTTCTTGCACCATCTGCAGATAAATTTAATTGTCGTCCTGTTTTGACAATCATATTATCTACGCCTATTACTAAATCTAGTACAGCAGAAAATCCGTCTATAAGACCTCCTACGAGACCTCCTACTAATGGTATTTTTCTTGCCAAATCAGACATCCCACTAGTAAGACCTCTAACTATATTTGAGGAGTCTTCACTCATTCCGGCTAAGAAATTGCCTGCTTTAGCAGCAGCATTTCCTACCATAGTAAGACCTCCTTCAAGGAGTTTGTATGCACCAATTGCCATACCTGCAACTGCTGGTATAGCTGTTAATGGATCAGTAAATGTTTCTTTTATTGCACCAACTCCAACTTTTTTTAATGTTTTTAGTTTATCAATAAAAGTTAATTTTTTACCGTCTTCTTCTAACTCTCTAGCTTTTTCTACAAGTTCTTCATAATATTTAGTTCCTAAACCTAACTTTTCAGAAAACTTACCTATAAAAATACCAGTTAAACCTACACTTTTTTGTATCTCTTTTTCGGTATCTAACTCTTCTTTTAAAAGATTTTTAGTTTCTGTAGCTACTTTATTAGCTTGTATAGCAGCAGCGTATCTTCTTTCATCAATATTTAATCCGAGTTGTTTTGATTCAATTTCTGAATCTATTATATTTAATTGCTGTCCAAGACTTACAACTAAAGCTTGATCTCCTTGTAATCTTGCCCTTTGAACTTTTGCCTCTAAATCTTCTCTTGATTTTATGTAGTCTATGTATTCTAAAGCATTTTGCTTTTCTACGTCTCCTAAAACAGATTCTAATTTAGTGATTTTAGATAAACTTAACTCTTCTTTTTCTTTTGATTTTTGAAGCTGTTTTTGAATATCTCTAGTATTAATAGACTCTTTATTAAGAGCTTTAACTTTTGCAACAGAAGCGTCTCTTAAATCATTTATCTGAGATAATAGATTTATTGACTTATTTAATTCAGAGTTTACGTCTTGCTGAATTCTTCTAGAGTCTCTTATAGACTGTTCTAGACTTTTACTGATATCTATTTCTTCTTGAGCCATTTATTAGTATTACCTACGAATAAATATTTACTTTTTTGTTTTTACTTTAGAAACAAATGTAGGTTCTTCTAATTTAGTCTTTACAACATCAGGAATCTTAAATTTAGACATATCAGTATTCTGAGTTACTTGTTGACGACTCTCATTACGCATTTCTTCAACCTTTTCAAGATAGTCATTTATCTTTTTAAGATTAAACCTGCGTTTAGGAACGTCCATGTTCCAAACTTCAGAATAAGTAAAACCACCGCCTCCGTGGTAAGTGAGTTCAAATACCTCGGTCATGAATGCGGACCTATAGTCCGCTCCCGGGAAAAAAGAACTCTGCGCTCATTGGTAAGTCAATCCGCTCAACTTCTCCATTAGATAGAGTTATATCCACTTTCATTATAACGTCCGGTGTTATAGATGCAATATATTTACGAAGTTCAATAGAATCAATTGCTAATAGGTATCCTTGATCAATAAACTCTCTAACTGCTTTTGTTGAGTACTCTCCATTTACTGCAATAATCTGATGCTTTAATCTGGTTGAAATACCTCCGGCTTCAATGCCAAGATTCTTTTTAACTCCTTTAACTTCTTCATCGATCTTTTTATCATCAGCTACAGTTAAGATTTTAAATGTGAGTACATTTCCTGATTTAGGGAGTTTGAACTCAAACTCATTTTTATTATTGTGTAGAGACCAATCCACTTCTTTATATTGTAGAGTCTGTAAGTCTGCTGTTACTCTTTCTTCTTCACCAGTACTAGGATTAGTATACAAGAAAGAATAATCTTTACCATAAGACAATATCCTGGCAGCTATCAATAAGCCATTTCTGTCACCCAAGGTTAGGTCTTCATAATTAATTGGTGATTTGATTAGGCTCTTGAGCATTTTCTCGATGGCGAGGCCCTGGCGAAGCAGGTTAACGTTTGTGAGGATGTCTTCCTCTTTAGCCGTCATATATTTCATCTCTACTTGGCCAGATGATAGTGCGTTTTCTTTTGCGTAAATTAAACCTTTAGAAGGCAGGTCGATTAATTCTGTTGGTACTGTAAACTTTTGTTCTGACATAAAACGTATTTATTTATAAATATAACAATATGGAGTTTTATAAAATAAAAAAAGCCTCTAGTAATAGAGGCCTTTTCTTTAAGTATGTTATTAGTCTAGTAATTTAGGACGCAATAATCCATTCCTATTGAAATAGTCAATTCAGTTGGATCAGATGTTGACCAGTCGTAGTTTCCAAAAGCAGCTTCTTTAATGAAAGCACCTTTGATAATCCACTCACTTACAATATCACCTACTGGGCCTAAGATAGACAAGTTAAGATCTTTCTTATAGAAGTCAGAATAACCATCACGGCCAGTTACTGATTCGTGGTGAAGACGTACCCACTCCATTACGGCTTGTTGGCCTGAAGGAGATACTGGGTTGTAAAGTGATAGAGTCATATCTCTCCATTCAGCTTTACCTTTTATCTTACGGTAAACATTGATATGGTCGAGTTTAATCTCATTTAAAGTTACACCTGGTGCATCTGCCTTCTTAATCATGTAAGAAGGGATACCATCTATATACATCACAAATCTGTTTGATACTGTTGGTTCAAACGCTGTGAACATTATCTCATTCGGATCGAGGACTGGCATTGTATGTTAAGTTTTATTCTACTTATAAATATTCGATAACGAAATTTATTGATTAGTCTTTTTTCTCACCTTTTATTTTAGCCAGCAAATTTTTAGCGGCCATAATAACAGCAGCGCTAGCAGCACCACCAGCTATAAGCTGACCTAAAGTATTTACCAACTCTACTTGGTCTGGACTCATTCCTACGTATTCTTTTATCTCAGCATCTTTAGGCTTAGACATTTCTTCGATCTTCTTATCAAGTTTAGCTTTTGCGGCTTTCAATTCGTCTAGAGACCTATCTTTTTTATCGTGATTCATTTCTTCTATTTTTTTCATCCCGTCTTTTGGGGTTTTTATTTTCTTTTCCTTAACTACTTCCATACCAGCGCCATAGTTATGACCACCTTTTTTGGCTTCATTTAATGTCAATTGTGCTTTTACACTCTCATACAAATGAGCTGGTACCTTAATCCTGAGTATTGTATTATCGTTCATCTTAATTTTGTTTTATCTTATTGACCAAATGTTGTTCCAGTTGGAAGAATGTTGAAGTCAAGTTGAATGAATTCCGCAGTCTTTGTAGGCTGTAAGTATATTGTACCAACTAATTGGTTACGATCTACTACATCTGGTGTATTATTAGTTTCGTCCATTACAACTTGGAATGCATAAAGACCTTGTCTTTGTTGTACTGATTCTAAGTATGGATTAACTTGGTTTAAGAATTTGTTTCTTGTTACTTGAGTATTTGGTTCGAATACAATTGTTTCACCGATTTGGCCAATATATGATTTAAGAGCAATCAACAATCTTCTTACATTTACACGATCAAGTGCAGATGGTTTTTGTTGAAGAGTCTTTTGACCATATATTACTGTGCCAGCTCCAGGGAAGGTTGCAATTGGATTGATCTTACCTTGATAAAGAGTATTGCGATCATTTACTGTCAACTTTCTTTCAGGCTGAAGTACTGTTGCAAGAGCTCCACGATTAAGACCTGCTGGTGCAAACCATTCTGCAGATACTTTATCATTGTATTCATATACTGCTGGTACTAATGTAGAAGCAGGAACAAAGTTTACTTTACCAGTTTCACGGCTTCTGATTTGTAACCATGGCCAATATGTTGCTGCATAAGAATTATCGTATCCAGATGCTTGAGTAATTACATTATTTATTTGAGCACCATAACCAACCATATCTACCACGGCAATAGCATCACCACGATCTTGAACAAGACTTAAGATACTATTTACTGTAGCATATGAGTTTTGTGCAGTTAAACCAGGAGCATATAAAACATTAAACTTATACGCATCTTGATTTGCTAATAAACTAATAGCAGTAGCATAATCAGTTTGGAATACACCCTGAATATTAGTAGTTGCAGTTGCAGTTACTGAATTTGCAGTTGGAATACTTTCAAACATATTTAGTGGGGCAGTTGCAAGAATTGCTCCTGTTGCACCTGCAAAAGATCCATTAAAAGAACCTGAACCAGCTGATGGTAGAGAAGACGTAAACTGGGCTTGTGGAAGACCAGCTTGATTAAAGTATCCAGGGGTTGGTAAGTTAACAGATTTAACTCTGATATACCTACTATTATTTACATAAGATCCAGTTAATTGCAAATATGGCATATTATTTGAATCAGTCCTAACTGTATAAGTCTGATCACCAATTACGTATGCAATATAGTTATTCTGATTAGGATCTAAAGAAAGATTATTCCAAGATTCAAGTATAGTCTTACTATTATTATCATCATCACCACGGCGAACAATTAAACTAAATGTTCCAGAGCCAGAATCTGAGTAAGTTACTTCCCAACGAACATTAGCAGAAGATCCAGAAGACAAAGCTCCATTAGATCCAGATACAATACTACCTGTATTATTCATTAAAGTACCTACAGACAATGTCTCTAATACAAAAGAGGCAGTAGATGTTGGTGTATTTACGCTAGCAGTTGCCGGTGTCCATGAGCCTGTAGCTACCCTAGTAACAAGAAGAGAATCTCCACCTTGCTCAAAGTAGTTAAGTGCTGCAATAGAAGTTAGATATTCGTAGTTAAGTCCACCAGAAATAAAAGCAGCACCAAACAAGGCTTTATATTCTGAATAAGATGTTACTACAGTAGGAATATTAACAGGGCCTAATACAGTAGGTCCTACAAGTGCTGCACCTACAGTTACTGGTCCTTGTGTTATTTGTGATAGATCGTTTTCATTTAAGAAAACTCCTGGGCTAATAAGTGTTTCGGCCATTTATATTATTTTTATCTAGTAATAAATATCATTACTTTATTCAAAACACTTTACTGGAATTCGCC